CTCAGTTAATAGTTTATCTAATAAACTTCGTAACCATAAATAGTTTTTATGACTCTCTCTAACCCATTTATTACTTGGGTGATTGATGTGACTAGCTAACATTAATCCCTTGTCATACATTTGATTAGGGTGTTTCCATCTCTTGAGTCTTCTACCATTTTGTATAACAGTGTACTCTTCACCATCAAGAACTCTATGAGCAGTTGATAGTAGTTGTGCATACTCAATACACATCTTGACAACATGCTTGTCGCAGTGTTGTTCTGCACATAGCTGTGGGTCATCTGATAAATAAAATATATTCATGTTCTTACTCCTTTATCTTCAGCAATTATTTTTCTACCTTTATCTCTATGGTTATCATAGATAACTATATCATGACCTAAAAGTCCTTGACTTTCTGCAAATTCATATGCTTTTGACAAGTCATTAAAATGTTGTTCTTTATGGTCATACTCTACTGTAAATTGTTTCATAATTATAGTCCTTTCTATATTGGTAGCACTTGGTTGCTATGCCATAAGGCATACATAGCCAGACCAAATGCTAATATTAATTTTAATAATAATCTATCGTACATCTTACGCAAACTCCTTATACTTTTCAAGGAAGTCATAGTCCTTTTTCCATTCATCTGTACCTGCTATTAGTTTGTGATAACTTACCACATCTTTAACATAGATGTCGCCATACTCCCACGAACCATAGGTATAAGGTGAACGACTCGCAACATACCACCTAGCATAAGGGTTTTTACTTTCATTATCTTTTGTCTGATAAGTTTTTAAAACTCTATGCTCAAACTCTGTTGCTTCATTTTTATAGATTGCATAAGGTGAGTCCACCTTTACAGTCTTACCAAATTTATTTTTCGCCATTGATTACCTCCAAAATATCTTTTGCCATAGAGTATCTACCTTGTATCCACTCACTCAACAGTTCATTATATTCTGGTTCTCTTTTATTATCTCTTTCAATAATAACTTCGCACCACCTTTTTATATAATCAAGTTTATGTTTTTCTTTTGCCATAGTTTTTCTCCTTTTGTTGGTCAAAATATTTATCAAGTTTCTTAAAGAAACTATCGTTAATCATATCTGACAGTTCAGCACACACATTTGGTGGTAGGTCTGAACTGCCATACAGTTTTATGGAACTACTCATCATCAGTAACTCCACACTTGGACATAATGTATGCCCTGGCGATAGACTTATTGTCCTCGCCAAACTTATCACCCACTTGGGTCATAATAGTTTGCATAGACCAACCCCTAATCTTAGGGTCAGCTTTGCCTTGAGCCATAAGTGACTCAATGTAATCATATATATGTTGCATATATACTCCTTTCTTTTATGGTTGTTCACTTGCTCTGAGTTCTTGTATATCTTCATTCAAAAGATTATACAAGTATTCATTTGCAAATTCGTCAAAGTATTCTGCTTCTTCAGAGAGCATTTGGAACTCTGCAAAATGTACTTCGTACATATGCCATACTCTGTCTATGATTTCATTAAAGAGTGTCGCAACTACCAGTGTATCTGAAGCGAACTCTTCAAAGTTAAACTTGGTGATTTTCTCACCATTGTAGATGAATGTACTTGTTTCTTCATCATACAATCTAGCAAGATGATATTCTATTTCAGAATATAAATCTTCTTGCATTTTTAAATGTTGATTTGACACAGTCAAACTCCTTTCTTTGTTGCTAATCAAATATAGTTATTTGATTAAAGGGTAGCTAGAAACTTAGAGTGAAGTCAGACATTATTTAAGTTATGCATAACTAAATAATCTGTTAAGTATCGTAAGAACCTTTACTCTAGCCACCTTTTAATTAAATAAAAGGTGGTGCAGTTTAATGCTTTCACATAAGGTCTGCACCTTACCATATTACATAACATACTCTCTTTCAAATTACAAGTTTTAATTTATTTAGAAATAAATCTTCCAGTTATTGGGTCATGTTTGACTGCCAGATAACCTTGGTTATTTGAAAATGTACCAACAGCTCTATATCTGTTGGAAGTTCTTTGTCTATATAATTTATGCATAATGTTATGCCTTTCTAGTGTTGATAAATCGCAACACTCTTTGCGTTAATATTTGAACCACTACAAAGAACACAGTTCTCACAAGTGGTTCGCTTTCCTGCTTCCTTAGACGCAGGACAAAGGACTTCATGCTTCGCATCAAGTTCTTCGTTCTTTTGTAGGACTCTAAAAGTCCTAAATCCTTTTGACCAAAACTGTTTAGATTCTTCGTAAGAATCTGCACTCATCATGCATTGGTCAGCTCGTACATCTGCACTAGCTATGCTAGATTGATGAGTGTAGCCAGTATGTTTCTTGGCTTTGGATAGTAAACTGTCCCATATGTAGCTAGGCACTGCACTTGGGTCGCCATAAGTACCAAGTCTTATGACTTGATTTTCACCAAGACTTTGAATGTCCCTGTGATTGTCAACCTTAGAATAATTGCCTTTCTTAAATGCTTTATATGTTGCCAGTACACCTTGATATAACTTGACATAACAAGTTCTGCCTTTAGCTTGTTTTCTGTTTGGGTCGTCTGTGATTGTTCCTCTATGTTTACAATTACCACATATTGAAAAATCTTCGCCAGTCTTACTGGCTAACAATGGGTCTATATCACTGCGAATGATATATGTTTGAGCCATATTGCCAGTCTTTGTGTTTTTACTTCCATTGAAGTAAATGACTACGATATTTTTCTTATCAATCAAAGACTCACCTTGATAAATGATTGTACCAGTCATAAATTTAAAAATCCCTTTCTGACCAATCGTGGTCAATGTTTTGTTTATATTCTTCTTCACTAGTTATCAATGCGTCCCTACCATATACTGGTTCTTCAGTACCATTGACAAATTCAAGTAAATCTTTAGCCAGTAAAGAAGCCTGTTTTTTACTTAATGTTATATGGTCAAAGAATTTGTCAGTGGGTAAAGTTTCTTTTCTGAAATCTCTAGCCATTGTTATCTGAACTCTTCGCCCATCAAATCCACAATAAGCAGTTAATGAAATAGTTTTCTTATTTGAACTTTTAATATCTGTACTCATAATCACCTTTCAGTTAATGGTTAATAATAAATAAATATATATAACCCTAAAGGGTTATTATATATATTTATTTATATTAAATCTTCCAATAAGTCAAATACATTTTTAAACAATGTTTGTAGAATAATTGATTATTGAATTGTGGAAATTCTTTGATAAGTTTTCCATAGGCAGTTCTTAGATGCCTAGACTTTTTCAAAAATATAAAAAACTTTTCATCACAAAGTTTAACTTGTTCTGAAATATTTTCGTATTCTTTGGTTAAGTCTAACCAGTTTTTAATTTGTTTTTTATTCATAGAGTTTATTCCTTAAATGTTAAAATGATTTTATCTATTGAGTTTGCTTTGTATAGTTTAACTTCTCAAAAAAATCAGTGATAAGGTTATTATATAAAATATATATAACCCTAAAGGGTTATTATATATATTTTATTAATAACCTAAATCCCTAGCTAATTTTTGGTTGGGCAGTCTACCTTGCAAATCTCAAGATTTGGTCAGTCAGATTGCTAAAATTAGCTAAAAATCTTTGAAATAGATTATCAAGAACTGGGAAGAAATCAGCTAGAACTGGGATAACCACGACCAGTTCCAAGAGTTCTTGATAAAATATATATAACCCTAAAGGGTTATTATATATATTTTATCTAAGAACTCTATGGGTTTGAAAAGACTGGGAAATTTAGAGTTGAAAAGTTCATTTTATGCTTTTACTGAGATGTCAAAGAACTGACACTAGCTAGAAGATGCAGAAATAAAGGACTTTTTATTGATATTAATAATCATTATCATTGATATTGATAATCATTATCAACTAGATAGTCAAATAATTGACACCATTGATATTGATAATCGTTATCAACTAGCACTGATATTGATAATCATTATCAGTTCTAATTAATAATGATTCTTATTATCAAGAACAAAAGGAGAACAACTGGACTCAAGAGGGGGGTGCAAAAAAACATGCGTGTATGTGTATATATGAAAAAGGGTACCCCAAAAAAATTATGGAGAAAACTGACCTGGTGTCAAAATATTGACTAGGTGGGGAGTCTGCGAATAGACCAACACAACAATGCACGAGAAATGCAATAGAGACTATATAGTTATGTGTTGGTAATTTTGTCAACCCATAAGATATACCTTTAACCCTGGGTAACATAGTCATTATTATATCATATAAATTTAGAATCAACAAGTTATTTTTTTACTTTTTTATAAACATAAC